ATGGTGTCTTCCCCATCAAAACCGTCACCTTCTGGGCTTTGCAGAAATCCCATTTTTGCTGCACCCAACCTTGCGGCAACAACCTCCGCTTGCAGATAGCCTTGCAACTGGTGCATGGATTCCATCACGGCAGCAAAAGCCGGAACTCCTCTGGTTTGCTGGCTTCTTTCGGGCAAGTAAATGTGCAGTAATTCCTCTGCTGGCACTCGAACCCTTCTCATTCCGTGGTGGTAGCCTCCCACTGTGCCATAATCCAGCGGATGATCTGGGCCAACAAAGAGATGATAGGCTACTGGCCTATGGAATCGGTTGAGTTCCACCCCCATGATGATCCGGTTGCCATTGGCAAGTGTGGTGTCGTACTGCTCATCAAGGTAGTCGCCTTCTAAGACTTGAAGCCCAAAGCCAAAAGGCAAGGATTTGTCTCGGACTAGCTTGACTAGAACTTCACCGTCACGTTGTACGCTTTCGATCACCAACTGCTGAACATCTACCCATGAAAGCTTGCCGCTGACTTCACAGTTCCCCAATTGGCTCCACTCTTTCCAAGCTCGCTCAATCCTGGCGTTGCCTACTTGATCCAATGGGCCTTGTGCTGTGTTCGGATCTGGCCTGCCGTTGACTAGTGGAAGATTTCTGGCGCGGCTTTGAAAGGTGAGTCCTTCATGGCCTACAATCATCGTCCTGTAGACTTGCAACGCTCTTTTGGCATACGGATTATTTCGAGCCAACTGCCTTGAGCGATCACGCAACCTTCTGATGGCTGCTCTGATTTCAGTGTCTGCACTCGTTGCAGGCGAAAGAAAATCAGAGAGCAGAGAACTGACTTGGTTGCCCAAATAGTTTCTTTTGCGCCTCTTGGGTGCAGATTCCTGCACTTTGGGCTTTTCTGATCCAATCAAATCGGGAATCTCTCCCTTGAAAGGCCACATTTAGCCTAATCCTGAAAATCTGGTAGCAATCACATCACCTGTGGGCTTGCCTGCATTTCTTCTGGCTCGCTTGATTTCTTTTCTCAGCTCAGACTTCCAATAATTCAGTTCTTCTCGCGTTTTCTTTATATCGGCAAAGATCATGTTCCGATCTGCAATGGCGTACTGGCTTGCGTGTTTCTGGGCTAGTTCTTTGAGCGTTGCCTCCAAGTACACAACCATGTAGTCAGCAGTTGAGCGCGGATCTGCTGTCGAGGTGTCAAAATCTCCAACAATCTCCCAATACCCGTCTGAAACTAAAACTTTTTCAGAATCAGAAGTGCGGATGATGTAGGCTTGCCAATGCCAACTCCCTAACGCATATCCGGCAGTAGTGGCAGAAGGGACTTCAATGAAATAAGTGGATTCTGCTTCAGTGGCACTAAAGCTGATTTCGGTAGCGCCACCGTGAGGGCGAGCGTTGTAGCTGAGAGAGTAAGAGCCGATAGGGTAAGGTGTCGCCAGATCGTCACGCCTCCATGTCCAGAAAGCGCCAGCGATTAAGGTTTCCGGCTCAGTTGTGGGGTAGTTATTGCGGTCAAACTGATCAATTGCCATGCGCTAGGTTTAACGCAAAAGCAAAGTGCCGTGGGGAATTTTGGGAATTTTGGGAATTTTGGGAATTTAGCGATATTGCAAGTAATCGCTGCGGCTTTCAATTCGCCACCTTCCTCCAACCCGATAGCTCGGCACTAGCCCACTCTCACAGTATCGGTAGGCTGTGCTTTTGCTGATGTCGAGTAAGGCTTGTAGTTCCTTTGGTGTGATATATGGCATTCTTGGTGGTCTTCTCATTTAAAATCCATTGATCCAAGAGCGTTTTGGCATACGAAGGCGGTTCCTTCGCATTGGTGGTTCATCCACTTCCGGTGCTGGAGGTGGAGGTTCTTCAATTTCGTTGATTTTATTCGTCAGCTTGTCCAGATTCTTGACGTTCAGAATCGCTAAAGCTGAAAGTGCATACACTCGACAGTCTAACGCCTCATTTCTCTCTCTGGTTTTGATCCATTCGCGTTTTGCATAACCCTTCGAGTGCTTGGTGGCAAGCCTTTCGCTCAAAAGTTCCAGAAAATAGCTTCGATCACGGCTCATTGGGAAATGGCAGAAGCCTGCACCTTGCTCTTCAATGCGTAACTGAGCAAAAATCTGTTCTTTTGCTGAAAATGTCCCGATTGGGTAGAGTCGAACCTTGCCAATGTTGTTTCGGCTTGGTTTGCCTACAATCGGCCTGCCTTCCTGTCCCATCCCCTTGATTGCAAAGACTCTGCGGCCTTCTCTTGGGCGACAGAACGAATAAACCGATTGGGTATAGTGTCCGCCTGAATCAATACATGCCGCTGAAATCGCCAACTCTTTGCCGTTTTCGAGAGTATATCCTTGGACTAGCACAGCATCCAGCCTTTCCCAAAGTTCTCGGCTGCTGGGATCACCGTAAATTGTGCCATATTCGAGTGACCAGTTCTCAGGACTAGCGCCACCCTTGCCCCAGCCTACAATCTCATAGCATAAACGATCATCCTGAACGTCAACGCCTGCGGTAATAATTCCAATTCCATTTGGTGCGTTTTTTTCGCCATCACTCCAGTTGGATTCTCTTCGAGCAAACAGATATTCATAAGGGATTTCCTCTTGTGAATTTGTCATGTCCCAAGATTCCGCTAAAAAGGTGTTGATGAAACCTTGCAGTGTGTGCGCGGACTGTTTGGCAACCACAAATTCCTGTGCGGCTTCTGCAATCGTCTGCCAAGGCGAGTACAAACCGGAGAGGTGAAAGCCTGCTGTTCCCTTGAAATCCCTTTCGGCTCGCCACTCGCCAAAACGCAAAGCCTTGATTCTGTGAGCGTCTGTCCAAGGTTCATCGCAATGTTCACAGTGATATTTTGCATTTTCTGGCTCATTCTCAGGCCAGCGAACCTGCCGAAACGCTAACGTCTGAAACTCTCCGCAACTGTGACAAGGAATCCAGAACTGTCTTCTGTCGCTTCGCTTATATGCGGCTTCAATTCTGGATTGGTCTTTGATGGTTGGGCTGGAAACCTGAAGGATTTTTCTATTCCAGAAAGTCGCGGAACGTCTGCGAGCCAAAGCCACCGGATCACCTTCTGAACCTGCTGAAGTGGGGTATCTGTCCACCTCGTCGCACAAAACGATTCGGATTGGGCGAGAAGCTAGTGAGCTTGGCGAATTCGCACCACAAACGGTAAGGTGTCCGCCTGGAAAGGTTTTGTGAAGCGTTGTGTTTCCAGAGTCTCGACTTCTGGGATCTGCTACCTTGCCTTGCAAAGTTGGGGTGTCTCTGAGCATTGGCGCAAGCCTGTCTTTACTCCAAGCCTGTGCCATTTCCAAAGTTGGCTGAACTACGAGAATTGGGCTTGGATCATGGGCCATGTGATAGCCACAGATATTGAGGCAAACCTCGGTTTTCCCAAGCTGACTTCCACACATGGCGACCACTTCAGAAACTGCCGGATCTGAGACGGCTTCCATGATTCCGATCAGATAGGGAGTTCTGTTATTTTGCCACTGTCCTGGTTCTGCTGACGCCTCTGGACTTAGTCGCCTTTCGGCTTCCGCCCACTGGCTGATGTTTAGTTTGGGAGGAGGCAGGAAGTGCTTTGCTGATAGCTTTCGCGCCTTCTGCTCTTTCTTCCAGGCGTTCTCTGTTGTCTGAAAGGATTCTTGCAAGTTCTCCAAGGGTTGCATGGACATTTTCTTCCAAGTTTGACTGACAAACCGCTTGATTGGTTTCCATTGCTAGAGTTGGAGCCAGCAAGGTTGGCAACGAAATCAGTTTGGCTTTAATTATCTCTGCAATGTTTTCAATTACCTTTGCGTGATCTTTTATTGCAATGGTTTCAAATTCGGCATTTGCCAATTCGATTTCAGCCAGCCTAGCTTCTGCCGCAATTTTTCGTGCTTTAGCGTCTTCAATATTTGGCGCAGTTGTCCCAATGCCATCAAGCCTGGCTTGTAAATACTGGATGTACGAAGTGACGCAACGGATTAGGGGATAACGTCCGCGCTCTGGCTTGGGGATGATCCCTTCTTTTGCCAATTGCTGAATTCTTCGATCAGTGACATTGCAGATTTTAGCAACCGCTGCCACTGGCGCGGTTTGTTCACTCAACCTTTTCTCTCTGCTTCTACCTCGGCAAAGGTTTTGCCGCTACTTTCCAGAATCGCTTCCTTGCCTGTAAATTGCTGCCAACGCTTGACGGTAACGTCAACATAAGGCGGATGAAGTTCCATTGCGTAACAGACTCGGCTGGTTGTTTCGGCTGCAATGATGGTTGTGCCGCTGCCACTGAAAGGCTCATAAACCGCTTGTCCAGGTGATGAGTTGTTTTCAATCGGCTTTCTCATGCACTCCACCGGCTTTTGTGTGCTGTGTCCGGTTTCGGATTTTCTAGGTTTGTCAATTTGCCACAAGGTTGATTGCTTTCTGTCGCCTTGCCAATGTCCGGTTTTGTTGTCTCGTACTGAATACCAGCAAGGCTCATGCTGATGATGGTAGTCACCTCTGCCAATGGCAAAGACGTTTTTTGCCCAGCAGATTAACGCTCTAAGTTTAAAAGATTGAGACTCAAGGCTTTCTGCAACTAAGTGTGAATTTACGCCAGCATGCCAGACATAAGCAACGTCACCTGGAAACAAAGCCCATGCGTCTGACCAATCGGCTTGGTTGTCGTTTTTAACTTTGCCAGTTGCGCTTGCACCTATTGCGCTGCCATCCGCTCGTTTTGCCTTGTTCCTCCAGTCAGCGTTATACTTTACACCATAAGGTGGGTCTGTGACCATCAGGTGCGGTTGAACGTTTTGCAGTAAATCGGCAACGTGTTCTGCGTTTGTGCTGTCGCCACAACGCAATCGGTGCTTGCCTAGAATCCAAAGGTCACCTTCTAGCGTGATGGCTTCTTCTTCGACTTCTGGCGTTTCGTCTTCATCGGTCAATCCGTC